AATGGAGATTTAGGACACGTTCATATGACAGGAAAAATTTAGGACGTGGAGATATATTAACAGCTTTTGTATATGACATTGAAAAAAACCCCAAAATGAAACGTCACATGAAAATTGACAACGTTCGTCAGTTTCTCTGTGGAACAAATGACCGGTATCTTGTTCAAGTATAAATCACCTCAAATCGGCATCAGCCGTGTAATATGTCTTCCCCTTAACAACAAAACTATGAACCCTCGCGTATCCCCACGCCTGTGGAGAGGCTCCCGGACGATGCCCGGTTCTCCACGCGGCGAGTCCCCTATTGTAGACCGTCTTGAGGGTCTTTAGAGGTATCCCAGTGGCCTTCGAGATCTCTGGGAGAGACTTGACCTCCGGTCCATATTTTTTCCTAAACTTCTGGGTATAGGAGGAGGTACGGGTCCTGACCCCACTGTCTGTCTTGAAATCTTTGTAGTCCCTCTTGAGCATCTTCTTGTAGCGGGTCTCGACCTGCCCCAAGGTCTCAAGCCCCCTGAAGTACTTGAGGGGTGCGTAGATTTTGCCCTCCGTTTTCCGCAACTGCCCAACCTTTTTGGTGATTTCGGCGTCTGAGAGAGGCATCTTACTTTTTATGAAGATTATAATTGTATACCTTGACTTTTACCCCACGATTTGGCTTCACCAATTAACATTCTAACTACAGGACGATACTTTGAAGAATTACTTATCAGACCTGTACCAGTTCTTGGTATTACAAAATATCGTGCGTTCTTACCAACACCGCCATATTTACCACTACGCATAGCAATTTCTCCATTTAAAAACTCATTATAACTTTTTATATATTGTTGAATATATTGCTTTTTACTGCTACCAAAACGAAAAACACCTCCACGCAAATAAGAATTTGTTGGACGTCTTTTGTATCTACTCCATCCTTCTGAGCAATCTACGAGAGGAAATATAAATTTAATATCATAATTTTTTAACCCTTCTTTAAATACATCAAATATCCAAGACGGAAATCCTGTACCACCAGTGGTTTCAAAAGAAATATTTTTACGTGCTATTATGGCATTTTTCATTAATAGATCCATTTGGTTTGGAATCGCAAGTCTTTTATTGAAACGTGTAGTAAAATAGGGTTTACTAAAATTTTCAGCATTTTTATTAGTGGCTTTATTTAAAATTTGGTTGATTTGTTCAGCTGTAGTAAGTCCTTTGGCGTTCAAAATTTTTCTAGAATCTTTCTTAAATGTGTTAAGACTTTCAACAACATCATCTACATTGATATCAATATAAGAGTTTAATGGGTGTCCAAAACTTTCAATAACACTTTTCACACCCCGAGAACCTTTACCGGATGCAGGTGGACCATATTTTATAATAAATACTGGTCTTTCCTGTGTTGGAACATTATTAAGTTTATTCACTTTGGAAAAAATACGTAATAGGTATTTTTGATTAATTATTGTGTTATTCATTCTTACTTTTTATTGAGAAAATAGTTTAATTCCATTTTCAATTTATTTATCGCACGATTAGATACATTATAGCTCTCGTTCTCGTCGCGCCCCTCCATGATCACCGCCACCGTCCATTGTAACGAACCCAGATTATTTAGTCCTCCCCCCGAAATTTTGCTTGTAATTGGAAAATATTTCTTTATAATACTTTTCATTTTCATTACTTCCTCACCTGTCCCAATAATATTTGAAGTGTTTCGTTTTATTGAACTCATATTTTTATTGAACATCATTATCGATTTGGGTTCGTATTTTTTTATCAGTTTATTTATCGAATCTAGAACAGCTAAATATAATTTTTGTCTTTGTTTTATTTTTTTAAAATCTTTAATTGCGTCTTTTACTGTTTTAATTCTCCGATTAAGACCGCCTTGTAAACCCTGTCCCGACGAGATCGTGAACGATGGGGGGGTGGCCAGCTTCTGTAAAGAAGGGAATTTCTTTAGTAATTTTAAAACTTCCGAGTAATCGTACATATTACGCAACCCCCTTTCCATTTGATTTAATGATTTCGATGACCATTCATGCCATAATACATTTCGTAAATTAGAATTTTGCCACCTCCTGGTACCGTCAATATACTTTTGTTTGGTATTTTTGGATGGACCAAACATTGCTCTTATAATAATATTATATTTTTTTGGATATAAAAAATATAATCCTACATTAGTGAGATAGGATGGGGCTTTCGATAATTATGGGAAATATGTTTTCGGGTAAAACCTCGGAACTTATTAGAAGATTGAAGCGTTTAAAAATTATAGGTAAGAAAATTTTGGTTGTCAACTCTGCTAAGGATACCCGTTCCCCCGATGAAGTTTTGAAGACTCACGACAATGTAAAGTTTGATTGTTTCAAGGTCTATGAGCTTTTCGAACTCATAAACAAGGAGGAGTTTAATAACGCGGACATCATAGCCATCGATGAGGCTCAATTCTTCCCCCGTCTCAAGAAGTTTGTGGAGTGCTGCATGTGTGTAAATAAGGATGTAATCATAGCGGGTCTGGATGGAGATTCATTTCAAAATAAGTTTGGTGAACTCCTGGATTGTATTCCAATAGCATGTGAGGTCACAAAGTTGTCTGCTCTCTGTATGCGTTGCAAAGATGGAACCCCGGGGCCCTTCACGAAGAGGATTGTAAAGAATCAGGAGCTTGAACTTATTGGGGGGAGTGACATGTACATAGCCACCTGTCGTAATCATCTATGAATATCTAAAATGAGGACAACTCGTCTACCTGGTCCAGTCTTGACGAGTTCGTGGTACCTCGCGTGATCGAATATAAAATCGTCGCCGTCCATGTGGACATGTGAACCACTTTCAGTATACAATGTGCAATCACCGCCACCTTGTATAGTGAGATGATACCTCAGGAGTTCATTTGATTCAGCTCGGTGGGGAGCTATAGTCATAGGACCATCTACTACTGCGAATGCGGCACGCCCGGCGAAGTCACGTGTGCATGAAATTTGTTTGATTAACCCGTAGAGTATTGGAAAATGTTCAACTTTATAATAGTAGTAGTTCATATTCTTTTCAAACCATGGATCTAAGTCATGGTAATACTCGTGTTTCAGTGTTGGTGAAACTTTTAGAAACTCTTCGCGTATCTTTTTATAGTGAAGTTTCAGTAATAAAAGTCCGGGGTGAAAGTGGTGAGGTTTGAATATATCTCTCAATGTATTTTGCATACCAACCACAGGTCTCCATATATTTGTAAAGTACAACAGATCTATCGGTGCTTTCATGTAGTCACAAAAAACTAAAATGGCGGGTGTAATAATCAGAAAGGGCCACATTATTTTCTCAGTAGATAATAAAAATGCCCGGATACGGCAAGCGTGAATACATGGACCCAACCCCAGAACCCACCGAGGACGTCAAGACTGTTGAGCATCGTTTCAAGATGTCAGCTCTCCCAGCGCTCACCATTATTCAGATCCTCCTCATCTCGTTCATCGCGTACCACGCGTGGACTTCCCGCAAGATGAAGAGCCCCGTTTTGGGCACCGCTCTTATTACCTACGGCCTCTTCCACCTCTATGACCACCTTTACCGTGTGAAGCGTGGCCCAGAGCACCTTTTTTTCCTCCCTAAGAAGGAGGCGTACTGTGGCGCGTGCCGAAAATAAATCCCTGTAAAATATAAGTATGCGCGTCAAAGTTATTCGTAGCCCGAACCCGAGGAAGAAGTTCAGGGCGATATTAGAAGACGGCAGGACTGTTGACTTTGGTGCACGTGGATATTCCGACTACACCAAACACAAGAATCCTTCACGAATGCGTTCCTATGTTCTTCGCCACGGGGGTCAGATACCCAGACGTGTGATGGAGGAAGAGGATCCCCGAAAAATTCAGAAGCTTATGCTCAACGTAACCACCAGTGACAAGGAGGACTGGAAGTTAGGTGGAGTAGATAGTGCCGGTTTTTGGTCTAGGTGGTACCTATGGAGTTATCCCACATTTGGGGGTGTCCGTAGATTTATGAAAAAAAAGTATAACATAACTATAGTATGAGCAGAGGTACAATTATTGCTGTATTAGTTATACTTTTTACATGTTTCTTGTCAATATTTGGATACCTTTTCATTCAGCGATTGAAAAGGGATGCTGACGAAAGAAAACGGATCGAGGACTGGGAAAATAAAGTCAATGGGGATGAGGTATTCTTTTTTACTGAGTGTAAGTACAGGGGATTTATGATAAGTGAAAAGATTACAAATCCCATGAGTTCTATGTATGATCAGGATGACATGACGGAGCCACTGACGTCGATGATTATCCCCAAGGGTGTGGAAGTTAAGGCATTTACAGATGATAACAATAACATTTCATTTACTTACACTGGTCCTAGGGTACTGAGGTGTATAACTGCCCATGGTCCAGTTAAATCTGTGCACATAACTCGCGTTTAAGAATATCCATCTTTTCGAAAAAGACTACCATAATATCGAGTGTTTTATAATTTTCTACCCCCAGGTACTGTTGGAACAGGTCTTCTACACCCTCGAAGAACCCAGTTAGTTTTAACTCATCTTCTTCTTCCTCTGTAAATGTTTCCAATTCACAAGTGTAGTGTGACAATATTGTTTGAACTTCAACAACATTTTCACCCTTCCAATTCTCGAGGATGGTTTTCAGGTCGTCCA